GGCGGCGATAAGTGGCGAGGATGCTGCACCATTGACCACACGAGACAAGACGGAAATGAGGACTTGCCCGGGCGACGGGCTGGTCGCGGAGATGTCCAGCACGTCCGCGTCGGCAGACAGGCCGTGAAAAATGTAGGCGCCACGTGGACCGGCGACAGAAAATCCCTCCAGGGACAGTTGGATGCGCCGGCGAAACTCGGTGTCGGATTCCAGCACCTCGGGCACAGGCGGCACGGCGGCGGGGTTGCCTTCATCGATCACGAAACGCGACACGCCAAGCAAGGCGCCAAGCTGGTCCAGGTCTGCCCCGGTTGCGTAGGCGAGCATGACAGCCCGGGCGGCGTCGTTGACGCGCTGGCGGACCAGGAGCTCGCGATAGGCGGCAACTTCAAGAATCTTGTAGGCGGGATCGGATTCCACCAGTGCGGAAAAGGCCGGGTCACGCGCTTGCAAGTCGGCAAGCATGGCCGCGAAAATGGTCTCGAAGTTCAGCTCCTCGATCACGTCGGGAGCTGGCAAAGTGGACAGGTCGATTTGGGTAAAGGCACTCATGCGGCGATTTTGATGCCGTCGAGGAACACGGGTTCACCGGTCGGCAGGTAGACGGCTTCGAGGTCAATGGAGATTGAGGACGGAACAAGAGATTGCACCTGCACGCGAAGGACTCGTAGGCGAGGTTCCCAAATCATGAGAGCCTCGGCCGTGGCGGCGTAGATTTCGACCAGCGTCACCTCGTTGAGAGGGTTGTCGATCAGGTCAAACAAGCGCGATCCGTAGTCGCGTCTCATGACGCGGGAGCCAAGCGGCGTCGTGAGGATGTCGCGGATCGACTGCCGGAGGTGATTCACTCCGGATAGTGCTTTTCCAGTCTTCGCGTCCGTGCCTCGCATTGGAGGGCACTATTGACGCTAGGCGGGGTTTCGACGAGCGGGGTTTTGACAAAAAGCCCTGTCAGGTGATTCCCAACCCACTCGGCTGAGCCTGACAGGGCGACACATTGCTAGTCACTACCTATGAAAATTAACGGCTTTATCAGGCATACAACCACAGCAATCCGAAGACAGGAACTTAATCCACGCTAAGAGCGTCGCCACCGTTCGTGAGACCGGTTGCCAAAACTGGTTGCAGCGGCGGGAGTCGAACCCGCTATCTCCGGCTTATGAGGCCAGCGACTTGCCGTTTGTCCTCGCTACGATTTTGACCTGCCCCCTCTCGCTACCATTGCTGGGTCACGGCAATAAGGGACAGATCGACCACCAACCAAGATGGTGCGGAAATCCTGCGATAACTTGGCGTCATGTCAAGAATTATTTTGTGGCCTGGAAATGCATTGCATCGTAGCCCCAAAAGGCACCTCCGGAAATCCATCCTTCACGTGCGAATTCTTCGATGATCTCCAACGGCATGTCGGATTGCATCGGCCAGGACGCCCGGAAGCTGTTGTCGTCGGCGTCAAGGTCGATGGCCGCACCGTAGGCATGGAGCGAGTAGGACGAGCCACCGCGCTTGAGCCGGAAGTTATAGACTCCACCGAAGTCCTCGGCTTCGTCGCGGATGTGTGGTGCGGCTTCCATGCGCCCACGAATGGCCGTCAACACGCGCACAAGGCTGTCCGCGCACTTCCGGTGAACCCGTGTGCTGGTCACTCGCTTCCCGGCGTAGAGCATCGGGTAGGGAAGCTCGACACGAACGAGCTGCGATTCATCACCGGGCGCACCATAGAACGCTCGGAGTGATGCCTGGTCGGACGCTGGCCACGGATTGTCCTTTGGCATGAGCAAGCGAAGGTGGGCGCGGCACAGGGATTGAGACTTCGGCCCCCAGAATCCGTCGGGAGTGGCGCCGATCCGGACCTGCATGCGCTTGATGTCGTCGGGTGTCATGGTCTTACTTCTGAGAGCCTCGGAATGAGCGCCAGCCGAAGGCACGGACGGCGCGGTAGATGAGGAACCGGCGGAACGGATTCACACCCAGCACGACCATCCCTTCGAGGAGGATTTCGTCGGCGGCTTTGCGGTTGAGCTTCTTGTTGCCCGGTGAGTAAAGGTAGTCGTGCGGGAGTGCAGCGTTGAAGTAGAGGCCGAACGGCGAGAGGATCGACCAGAACGCCCGGGGGATAGATGCGCCGTCTGTGTAGGTTCCGGCGGGAACTTCGACAAGGCCGTGCTTTTCAGAGTAGAATCGAAACCTTGAGATGGTTCGGAAAATTCTGCTTTCGCCGGACATGCCGACGTCTTCGAGTTGAATGGTATCGGGGAACGGTTTCATAAATCATTTGGGGACTCCGGTGTCATCGCTGCCAATGACAACGCCACCGTGCTTGTGGTTCTTGAGGCTGATCGCTCCGGCCTTCACGTCTCCGGTCACTTCGATGTCGCCATTGAGCGTGAGCTTGCCACCGGCGAGAGTGAGCGTGACGCCACCGACTGAAATCTCGTAGGAGCCACCGGCGGGAAGCGTGAGCTTCGTCACGTTGGCCCGGGTGTCCGGCGCGGGATTGTCGTCGTAGTAGATCGACCCGGGCATGATGAACCCGGCTTCAAGTTCCCCGGATGGCGAGCACACAACCACCTGTTCGCCTACGCTTGGCGGACTCCATTCTTTGACGGCACCAGCCCGGGAGGCCATCCACGGAAGCCAGGTTGACGTGACGCCCTGGAATGACACCTTTACGCGGCCAGTGGTGCGATTGACCTCAGCCACCTTCCCCACTCGGAAGATGTTCGCCAGGCGCCTTTGTAGGTCTCCAATCTCGGCACTCATTCTGCGTCGCACCCGCAACCGGCGAGTTCGGTGTAAGTGTTTTTAATTCCCGGCTGGTCGGAGGCGTAGACCTCGGACGGCGGCGGGATTGGCTCGCCCTCGACGTCGACTAGCTGGTCGGCAATCCACACGTCCTGGCCAAGCAAGGCCTCGTGTGAGAACTCGACGCGCATGACCTCGTAGTCGTCTTGACGGCCGGCAATTACGTCTGGATAGGCGCCCACCACGTTTGCGGCTCCGACAGGCTGTCCCCATCGCTTGCCGCGAATGAAGGCCATGAGAGCGGCGGCAAGTGTCTTTACTCCCTGCTTCTTCCCTGCCTTGTAGTCGAGGACGACGTAGGCATTGAAATTGAGTGTGACGCCAAGCTGCTCGGTTTCGATGTCGTCCGGATCGTCGGCAGGCATGTCCTCCAATTCAAGGAGGATGCCGGGCGTGGCGATTCGCTCGCCCGGGCGAGGATAGAAGTCCACCGTGCATGTGGTGAACTGTGCGGCCAGCGCGGTTTTAATTGCGCTGTGTAGATCGTCAATGTCAATGTTGGGAATCATTTGCGTGCGATGTTAATATTGCCGGCAATGGCCAGGGACTCTCCGGCGTCGCGGCCAGAGACTTTGTCTAGGGCGGAGAAAAAAAACTGGACGAATTTCGCCGCGACTTCGGACTCAAACTTCGAGAGGTAGTCGAAGCCCTGGCCCTCGATAGGTTGCTTGAGCTCTTTGATTGGCAGTCGCTTCGTGCCGACACGCTGAAAAGCATGCCCACCAAGAGCCGACGAGACAAATCCTCCTTTGTAGGTCACGCCCTTGGCTCGGACGCCTTTCGCCTGTTGCCTGGCTCCAAGATACTTGAGGCTGATTGCGTTGAGACCATACCAGAGACGTGCTGTCGCAAAGCCCTTCACGGATTGATACTGAAACTTGATCCGCATGCCCTTGCGTAGGACGTTAAGAGGCACGTTTGCGGCCTTGGCCAGTCCTCGCGCACCCTCGCGGTTTGCCCATTGCCCGGTTTGCCTGGTTGCAGTTCTGAGAGCGGTCTTCATGTCCTTCTGCAGGACGCCTAACAGGTCGCGAATTTTTGCCCAGTCCTCAAAAACGAACAGCGCCAGAAGGTTCTGCGCTGCACGTGGTTCAAATCTGTTGCCCTCGATGCTCATTCTTCGTGCGCCAGGTGGACGATTGAGAAACCGGTGCCGTCCGGTTGGATTTGCGTCACCGAGTAGGTCTTGCCCCGCACGGTGCACGTTGCTTCCCTGGAAACACTGGCAACCTCGGATGCGATACAAGTCAAACGCGGAGCGGTAGTATCGAGCACAGTTTCGCCGATGTTGGTGTCGACGAAACCGTTGTCGAAAATGGCTTGGACCGAAACCGTCGTCTCGTCGTCACCAGTCATGAACGCGAAAACGACTTCCTC